CCCAGAGAGGCACTGCATCTCTGTTGGGGCGAGCGATCGCACCCAACTTACTTGATGCAGATCCACTCGTTTCTCAAGGGCTTACCATTAGCTTTCACGAATGGTAAGATGTAATCCCTAGAGACCCACCCTGGTCGCATGTCTGCGACCGTTTTCTCGACCACGCCAGACTCCCAATCAAGATCGGGAGCAGGTTCTTCGATGAACCACTGGAAGAGTCGATTATTGCCGGGCATATCGGCGCGCAGTTCCTTTACGTGTGGAACCAGCACCTTTATCTCGGTCCTGTGTAGGTCGGCTGACTCCCTCGACTTGAGGTGGTCGGTCTTCTGTCCACAGAATGAGACTACGCCTGCAGCATTGCTCCGAACACTCACTACGGGAATTCTATTTTCGTAGCGAGCAAATGTAGCATCCAGCCACTTAGCTGTGTGCCACAAACCCTTTACCCAGAAGTTGTTAGCTTGCTGGATGAGGGACGGTAAGGAGCCACTTGAGGCGCGACTAGAAGGTGTCAAAAGCCTAGCTGGGGTCACATCTGACCCTCGAAAGGCTTCAACCCCGCATGATTCTCGGAACTGACCGTTCCAATAGGTCTTCGCGAGGTTAACCTTAAGTCCTAGGAAACCTAGGAGTCTAATCGCAGTCCGGCATGCTGTGTTGGGAACAACAATATCGTCCCCAAACACGGTGACCATCTTGGCGGCCTTTGTGAAGTTGGCTGGCGTTGCACGCCATTCCTTAGAGATAAGGACGGCAGCAATCGCTACACCAGCATACACGATTGATTGCACCGGGAAGGTGCAAGCATTCCCCTGAGATGCGAATTTCTTGAGGTTCACCATCTGGTGGACCCCATGAATGTCGACCTCAAGCCATCGAGTGCGACAGGCGTGAAGCCTGTCGAGGATAGTCGAGTTTTCTCGGAAGAAACGCTCGACGACAGCACACGATAGACGATCGGAGGCAGAAGACAGGTCGATAGTCGCGAGACTACCGTCCCTACTTCCTTTGAGTGCAAAGTTCTGATTGTTTCCCTGGTCTCGGAAGAGAACACAGGTACGCAACAGAGTCTGCTGCAATCTCAGCTCCAGTTGGTTCCACACCAACTGCTGTATCCATTGATGCTGACTGGGTTCCGCGGCGATGAGCCGTGGCTTCGTCGGATCTTTTGGAACAGCGATCAACCGACTAGGAACCTCGCGGTTCCGCATCGGGTACTCATGACCGGAAAAGTAAGCCTCCACACCAAGATCCGTGGTGGCATACAGGTCATGGGGAAAGACTAAGTCTAGTTTCCTGGGCCAATCCAAAAATTGGTATTTGGACTGACTTTTCTTTAAGTCGGAAACCACACCAGGTCCATGTCTTGGACGTTCGAACGGCGATTCCTCATGGAGGTCGCCGAACGCTACCGAGATTCTATCTGCAACTGCAGACAGTACAGAAGCCTCATCAAAGGAGACTTCTGATGGCTCATCGGGCTCTCCGAAGAGAGTTCCGAAGTCATGGCGAGGCTGAGCTTTATCTGTCCAGTCTGTGAAAGACAGGACTCGCTCATTCTCACCGTGCAAGTCGTCACCATCCCAGTTAAGGGAAGGGCGACGAATGCCATTCTCAATAAGGAGGAAGTTCTTAACTTCATTCCTAATACCTCGTACGGAGCAAGAAACTTTGATCTTCTTCGCTCCATTCAGCAGCTGTCGCAGATCTTTGACAGCAGCAATCGAGGCATCGTCCAAGAGTTTCCCTGACGAATCGAATATCTGTAGGTACAGATCCCGTAGAAATGCGGGGACTTGCACCCTCTTACTCTGGAGGCTACCAAGGTAGCACCCTGAGGGAGTGTACAGACAATTCGACAAGCACTTATCAAGGTGCTTCGCCAGGGCTGGCAGGTCGATGAGGAGCACTCTGCTCCCATTTACCTCCAGTTCGTGAAGAAGGCGCGACTTGTCGCGTCTCCAATCACGGTCACACCGGTACGTTGGTCGCACATCTTCGAAGATGGCGATTACGTATCCTCTGAGGTGAGCTACTAAGCTTTTACGCATAGTCTTTCTCCTATTAGTTCAGGATTAAGTCATGCTCTTAGCCCAGTAAGCTCGAACAGCGGCCAAAGCCCGTTCGAAGGCAGTGATGCCCCCAAACGGAGCGATGGTCTTTTCGACGGTTCTTAAACGTCGAAGTTAGCTACCGCGGTCAAATTAGCGTTCGTTGACGCTGTCAGCCAGGCGTAGAGCCCAGCCGACGCATCGATGACCGGAGTTGCACCAAGGGCCTGAGGGATCCTCATCACGATATAGGAATTGTAATTGGTGGGAACACCATTTACGTCCCAAGTCGTGTATGAAAGCTCCACATTATGGCGCTCAATGCGGTTACCGTCCGTCGCCTTTCCCTCGAGGGAATGGCGAATCGAAAGGTCGATTTGAAGTCCTGCCGCTTTCTTGCGGTACAGGGACCTCCCATCGTTCTCCTGGATCTTGGTCAAAACATGACCAGTACCAGCGATAGTAACCGTTGTCGGGCTTGCTAGCATGTTATACACCTCTACATACACAAAAGTGGAAACTCAAGCGGTTGTCACTCCGTCTCGAGTCGTTTGTAGTCACTCACGTATCTTTCTTAGCGTGATACTGCTAACTACCCGAACTTGGCAGCTAGTGCGAGCAACACTTTGTACTGGGAGAATGTTAAGAAACTCCCATGTGCTTGAGCAGTAACGTCTGAAGTGGAGGTTGAGTTTCGGTACTTGGTAGTACGCGTTACTCTATAGTCTCCGCCGACGATCTTGTCGGTATTATTGTTCAGACGCAAGCGCTTACCTTCGTAAACTGACGTCGTCAGCCTCATGATGCAAATGTCTCTTGGCGTGACTAACCACCTACCCTCATTAGCGGCAAAGATGTCGCCGATGTTGGTAAAGTAGTCAACCAGCCATGACCACGGGATTAGGTTCCACGCGGTCTCAGAGTCGATCATTTCTAGATCGAATACCTGCCTTACGGCAAGTAACCATGCATCTGCAGGATCAGTCGGGATTAGCTGATAGTTCGTGGGATACCATCTCACGGAACCCCATACCTCGAACTTCGAGGATACGGTTTCAGCTGCGTAAAGTGTGTGCCCAAAGACTGAGTGAATGATTACACTCGGGTCAGTAAGCTTCGCACCGTACGAGTCCAGACGGACATTACGTCGGATGCCGCCTTGTTGCAGGATGGAGTTGAATTCCTTAACTCTGGAATTCACATCCTTAACTATGGACGCTAGGGTCTTTATGTCGTCAACAAAAGTAAGCCACCCGAACTGGTAGTTCAGGTAGTTTCCTCCGATGAACGAAGCAAAAGTCTTGGCGTTCAAAGCGAACATGGCGGCTACCTCCGCTAATTCACGGATAAACACCGGCACAGAAAACGTAGTCCTCATCGGATTACTTCTGGCCAGTAAACGCGCGACATAGAAGTCGTCGTTTTTGTTTTTACCCACGGGTTGCGAGAGGTGGTTGGCGCTAAGACCGGTGGCTCTACCAACTGGATAATTGTGATACCAATTGCCAGTGCCACTAGTCCCCCCGTTAAAAGGAGTCCATTTCCTATGGACACGATAACTGGAAAAGTCAGAGGGCGGAAGTCCCGATCCCGTAGGATCGTACAACCGTCTTGTTTTCTTCCAGAAATCGTCAGTTTCATGTATCTCGAACACCTTGGACCCAGATGCGGAAATGACCGCACCAGAGGGTCCGGGGTTGGTGACATTCCCGGTCACGATAGACCGGGACCGTTCCCGATGTCGAGCTTCCATAGAACTGACCTTAACTCAAGCGTAGCAGGACCATGATGGAGACGCTACTAGTCTGGAAGGCGGCTGGATGCCGCCTTCCCCCCCCGGCC